GTTTTATATGACATAATACCTAATATTAGATTACACGGGGTTGTGAATTATAATTTGGGTAGTTGTGCTGTGCCAGTTCGATGTATCTATTTTCCTTACTTAAATGTATCTGCTTTGTACTTATCAAACCACACTAGTATCGTTGGTTTAACGTCGCCTCATTTGTTACGTATTTCTAGAATACAATATGGTCCAGATATGTTTCCTTTTGGTACAATACACACCAACAATGTGTTAGAGTATTGTTTTTATATGTCGAAGCGTTCACTTAATTATAAGGTGCGACCTAATTACAAAGGTGTTAGAGCAGTGCTTGCTGGCAAGCTAGAACTGATTAAAACTAAAGTTTCTGCGAAACATCTGCGGCATATTACTGTTAAAGAGTTATCAAGTCTGGACTATGATACAATTGTCAAGATAATTGGTCCTGGCATGGCTCTACTTGAACAATTAGTGGATATCCAAGTCCACGACAGTTTCTTTATTGGCATGTTAGTTTGGTTTCTGTTATTACCTAAAGAAGCGAGAGCCCTAATCAATAAATCTGACATATTACATATTAAATATACCTCTGTTGAACATTTTTCCACTTATATAAAAAAACATTTTTCTTTAAGATTGAAAGCATTGCAAAATAATGTTAATATTGATCTGTCACCATTTTTCGAGATGGAAGTACTTGTTAATAGAGGGGTTGGTGAAATTGACTGGTCAGTGGAGCAGGAGCATAGACAAAAGCCGAATGTAGCTAAAATTGATCCGAAACGTATATTTGAAGAGGCAGGTACCTTATTTGCAAGGTTGAGACAGTTAGGCGGTCGCCCAAAAATGTATAATTGGAAAAACTTTTGGGACTCTCGCTGGCAGTGGGCACCAACAGGCGCTTATTCTTCCCAGTATGAGGAAGATAAGGCGTTCGCACATAAAGAGCATGATATGCGGCATAAATTCTATGGATTCTGTGCTATGCCAGATGTTAGCTATAGTCATTTTATTGAACGTAAGCCTGAAATGTTCGCCAAAGCTTCTATTAAATATGAGTGGGGAAAGCAACGTGCTATTTATGGTGTTGACAATACTAACTTTATAATATCTAGTTTTGGTATGGCAGGTTGTGAAGAATTATTAAGTAAAATGTTTCCTATAGGACAAGAAGCAGAGTCAAAGAAAGTAGCTAGATCAGTTAAAGAAGTTTTAAAAAATGGAGTGCCTTATTGTTTCGATTTTGAAGATTTTAATTCGCAGCATAGTACTGAAGTGATGCGTAGTGTTTTGCACGCTTACATGGTAGTGTTTAAAGATAAAGTTGATCCTGAACAATTAGGGGCTATTGACTGGTTGTACGAGTCATTAGGTAATGTAACCATTAAACAACTTGATGGTAAGGTTTATAGTACTGAAGGGACTTTATTATCT